CCCCCTCCGCCAGATTGAGTTGTGCTTGACGCGCCGCCCAGGCCGCTGCCGAATACACCTGACATTGCGGAAAGCTGCTTGTAAGGCAGGTTCTGCTGTTCCTGGAACTGGCTGAAATTGAAGTCCATGCCCTGCTGCGCCTGGTCCTGCTTGATCTGACCCGCTTTAAGCATTTGGTCGGCGTCGGTGTAGGCCTGATTGCCAAAAGTTGGTGCAAGGGACAGGCCCTGCAGTTGCCGCGCCCGGTCGCCGTCATATGCTGCGCCGTACATGCCGGTGGCAATGTCGGCCATTTGTGTTCCTGCGGCTTTTTGCTGGTTCTGCATCGTTTCCGTCAGCCCAGCATTTCCGAACGAACCGCTGCGCGCCATCGCCGTTTCGGTCTGCGGTTTGACCATCGTGTTGAAATTGTCGGCTACAGAGCCTTGCGCCTTGGACACCAGCGAATCGAGGTATGGATTGGTCTGCCCACCGGCCAACACACCCTGTAAAGCGCCTTCGGCCTGATTCATCGTCGCATTGCCATTCATGGCACGGTTTGAAATCTTGTCAATTGCGCTGGTTTGCGTACCGTTGAGGTCTGCAAAGCGCTGGCCCCCATAAGGCGTAAAGCCCTGGTTGCCGAGATTGATGGCTTTGGACGTGTAGGCGCTCGCCAGCGGTTTCAATTCGTCCGGAATTGATTGTGTGGTTTGGCTTGTGCCTCCGCTATTACCGCCGCCACCACCGTAACGCATGCCACCACCAGGCAATCTCTCAGTGGCGCATGAGCCAAAGGGCTCACCAGCGGCGTAAAGTTGTTTTCTGGAAAGTGTCATAGCTCGACCTCAACAATTTGATAGACAGACTTGAAGCCGCACTTGGCGGCGTACAGACGGGCTTGAGCTGGCCCGGCAGCACATCTGAGGCGCGAGCATCCGGCGCTTGTTCCGATGGTTTTGATTTGTTCGAAAAAACGCTCAAAGTGAGCGCCAGGGGCCACAAGATCAGTGACGAACAGAACGCGCATGTTTGGGAGCTGGTCAACGCGGATCGCGCCCCAGCCGACCACTTCGCCTGCGTCAACCATCCGAATCAGTGATCGCTCGCCGCGACTTAAGATCATCTTGAGCTGGTCGCCGGTTATCTCGCCGCCTGATGTTTCGCACGCTTTTGCAAGGCATGAGGCACCCTCCACCCATGCGCGGTCGATGAAGTTTGGTGGGACGGTTTGCAGTTCCATCAGTTTCCCGTCAGACATCTGGCCTGCACCCATGTGCCCGGCGTGCCGCCCACAACACAGACGAATTCTTTAACGATGTACTTGGCACCGGGAGCGCCTAGCTCAGTGATTGCGCTGTTGGCAATCGTGTCGTTCTGGGCATAGGTGCCGGTCGTAGGAACTGCGGCCATGGCGTTGTACTTGGCGATGCCCCGGCCCTCGCTTAGGTCGTTAACCTGCCGCGCATGCTCCCTCAGCTCACGCTGCATCTCGGGGTCTTTCAGGGCTACCCGGGGGGAAAGGCTCAGTTTCATCGCTGCCCCTGACTGACAAGCACGGGGTTTATGCCGGTAACACGGCACGCACCGATAAAGTCAAAACGCGCTCGGTGCCAGCGGGCCGACTGTCTCAAGTCAAATTTGCCGTCATTAAGCGCGCCCGTCGCGCCAGTCGTGAAAGTGTCGCCCGAGTTCATTTTGTTGAACGCTGTCGCGGTTCCGGATGTTGGCCCCCTGCCGGCCGCGTACCTCAAGCGAACTTGCTTAAGCAGCGTCACGGTCTGGTCATCGCCAGCATCCCCTGTTGTGAAGGAACTCGCGCCGGGCGCACCTGTCAGGCTCTGCAGTTGATGGCTGGAGTTGAAGATGGAAAGAGCCGCGCCACCTGATAGCCAAAACTGCGAGTCGTAAGAGACATTTGGCAAGGCGTCGAAGCTCGCGCCGTAAGTGTCCCAAGTGTCAAAGGTCACCCCCGGGCTGATGTAGTTGACTGCCGCCTCAATTGATCGGTCCGCCCTGCCCCAACGCCCGGTTTTGACGTGGTAGACGAGAGCCGAATCGCAAGCAGTCGAGGTTCCGGCGCAAAAGAACACCCACACCCGGTTTTGCTGTCGGTCAAACACGCACTTGGTTTTAAACAGGCTCTGCGGGTTGACTTGATCGTAAAACCACTGCCGCGTGAGGTCGTTGCCGATGGGGGTTGGACGTGTGCCGTCGAATATCCACATGTTGTCAGGGCCAACGAAGAAGTGTGAACCGTCTATGTCGCACAACGCTTCTTTGCCCACGCAGCCGGCCTCGCCACCCGACACGAGCAACCAATCCCATACAACTGGCGTCCCAACGTATTGGCCTAGGTACATGGAACGATATTTGTAAGCCACGGCGTACTCACCCAGGCGAAGGCCTGCCGTCATCTCGCCTGGAGTCGCCACCAGCAGACCTCGATTGGACTGCGTTGCAATGGCGGGGGTCCAGTCGGTGTCGTCGAACAATGCGCTGCAGTGCCAGGCATGCGCGGCAAAGTCGGTGTTCAGAGCCATCACGAAATTGCCCACCGAGAAGATAACCTCAGCCACAGGGGCGCCAGCAATATCAGCGAAATTACCGCCCGACAAGCTGCGCTGGATCACGTCCACCCCATTTGCAACCAGACTGGCATCCCCGAACTGCGCAAAGCTAAAGCGGGTGTCTGCGCCGCCTGTATAGTCGCCAACCCTAGAAACATCGCTCCATGTGCCGCTTGACAGCTCAAACAGCTTGGCTGCAGTCCCGGCAAAAAAGCGGCGCGTGCCATCGAGCTTTGTCGCCACCGCTGCTCCCCGGCAGTCGGCAAGTAATGCCGGAACGTCAGCCGGCGTTACCGGGCTTGGCGCGGCCTCCATGCCTGACGTGTAGGGAATGAATTGCTCGCAGTCGGTGATGACGCCAGGTGTCGGCGATTCAACATCAGGAGCGAAGCCTAGGAGTGGGGTCACTTGCGAATCCTCAAGCTGCCGCCGCTGACCAAGCCCTTTTTACTGGAGTTTTCGGCTTTGCCAACCGCCGCGTCATACACGCCTTGCCACGTTGCAGCGCGCGGATCGTCGATCATGAACAATGCGGCCTGCGCCAGTGCGCCGTAAAGGTAGATTTGAGGGCGCTTGGTGAGCAGGAAGTTCGTCGGCGTGACAGAGAGCGGTTCGAGCTGCTTGTAGTAGCTGACCGGGACGTTCTGGGCGACGGATTGAACACCCTCCAAAAGCAAGTTCTCGCCTTCGGTGCTGTACCGCTTGAGCGGCGTTCCCGCGTACTGCGCAGAGGTGGCGCGAAGCATCAGCGGGGCGGAATATTCAAGGGGCTCGCCATTGGCGCCCATGATGTTCTCGAATTCCAGCCAGCCAGCGGGCAATGCAATGTAATCCTGCCCTGGCACCGTCACCAGCGTGGCTCTTACCAGCATTTCACGCACACGCACATCGTCAGCAATGAAAGATTCGGCAATGGCGATGAAGTCCGGGATCTGCGGCGTCAGGTCGGCGCGGTTAATCCACGATGCAACAGAGGCTTGCAGATCGGTGTAGTTTGCTAGCGCCATGGGTTACTTCAAATAGGGCGCATAGGCGCAAAAAGCAGGGTTTTGCCGGAAGAAGCTCTTGACAGCTGCGGCGCGCTCTTTCCGGTCTTTGATGAGGCAAATGCGGTCGTAAAAGATCGGCGGGATATAGCCGACTTCTCGGCCCTCGCCCCAGTTCTTGCCATCGTTTCGCTCGCGCATGGCCTGGACGTGGCGGAGGATTGGCTCCATGTCCTGCGTCTTCTGGACGATGATCTGGTCGCCCTCAAACTTGAGGACCGTCCGGATGCCGGTCGCAGGGTCCAGCCCTTCCTTTGCTCCCAAAGAAAAAGGGCCTCCGAAGAAGCCCTTTTTGGTTTGTCAGCTAAGCTGTTTAGCCGCCGGTCAGGTCAGAGATTTTGAAGCTCGACTGCTCGGATTTCATGCGCAGCGTCGCGTCAACCAACACCTGCGAGCGCGTGTTGTCGCCGCTCGGGCCGAGCAGTTTGGATTGGAACGAGCGGAGGTAAACAATGTCGCCCTGTTCAGGGCTAACGCCGAACACATCGGTCGAACCAGCCATGATGTAGTGGGGGACAATCTCCATGTCGCCAAAGTCGGACGTGTAAACGTCCGCGCCACCCACGATGCGGCCCTGCATCTTCTTCTCGACATGCACGCGGTTGGCGGCAATGCCAGTGAAGCCAGAGAACACACCCTTGTGGTTGGGCGACATGTACACAGCAGGCGGGACTTCACCGCTGGCGATGTAAGTCGCCTGAACCGCCGCCTTGAGCAGCGCCTCGGTCAGTGCGCGGCCTGTACCAGCCACAGGGGCGGTCGTTGGAGCGCCGGACGTGTGCGCTGTGGTCGAGCCACCAGCGCCGTGCTGTGCGTTGGAGTACAGCAGAACGCCCAGACCACCAGACTTGGAGGCAACGCCACCAGAGCCAGCCACTGCGGGGTTTGCCGAGACAACCATGCCCTCCATATCGCGCTGCAGTTCCTTGTACGCTTTGGCCTTGTAATAGGCCATTGCAGACTTCATGCCAGCCTTTTTTACAGCTTCGGCACGACCAGACACGCTGATGGTGTCCTGGAATATCTGGCAGACATTGGCAACGCGGACGGGCGGCGTTTTCGCGCTCGCAGTTGCATCGTCACCGTCAAGCGCGGCATTATCTTTGTTTGGCGTGCGCAAGTTGTCGCGCTGCCATTCGTGGTAGGTGTTCTTTTTCGGGGTTGGTCATCGTGATCTTGTCGATCAGGTCCTCACGGACGTTCGTGTTTGCGGTGAACCGCGTGTAAGTGTTGGTTGGGAGTGCCATTTGGCGTTTCCTTTAATCGTTGTTGCCGATGAAACTGGCCAAGTCGTTCAGACCGGCGTTACCACTGCGGAAACGCGCGTTCAGCTTCTTGTTGGCCTGCTCTTTTTCGGGCACTCGCTGCCGTGCAGCCGGTAGGCGGGGGGCCTCTTTCACCTGTTTGGTGACGGCACCCTTTCGCTTCAAAAGCTCGCGGTATGCAACCGCGTCACGCATCACCTGGACGACTTTCGGGTCGTAAACGGTGCCGAGCACATCGGCGCTGATGCCGTATTCCTCGGTGACAGATGAGTAGATCTTTACGAGGGTCGGTTTGTCGATCCCTTTGCCGCCGAGCTCTGCCCATGCCGCATCAAATGCTGCTTTTTGCTGTTGTTTCTGGAGTTCTTGCGCACGGGTCTGCTCTTGCTTCATACCCTGCTCAAGTTGACCCAGAACGCCACGAATTGCGCTCTGCCGCTGGCTTTCCGCCACCCATGCTGCCGGGTCGGTTTGAGCCAGTTGTGCCATCTCGTTTTCGTTTCTCAGGCCCGCGAGTTGACCGATTGCCGCATGCGCCAGTTGCGCTTGTTGGATGTAGAAGGTTTGACCCTCCTGCACCCTCGCAATAGCTGCGGCGTCTACGTCGCGCGTCCTTGTCGCCAGTTCCTGCGTCTTTCGGGTGTAATCCGCGTGACGGAGGTAGCTTTCCTTGACACCTTTTTCGTCAAGCTCAACTTCTACCGGCTTGCCGTCCTCGCCAGGAACGGTGAATTTGAATTTGAGGCCGCTTGTCTGCTTGGCGTCGTCTGATTCGTCCGTTTCATCGGAGTCATCAGCGGCAGGGCTGTCCTCGTCGGTTTCAGTAAGAGCGGGATCCGACGAATCGGGCGCGTCATTACTGTTTGGTGAATCTTCTTTTTCGTCGGCCTCTTGGTTATCGACAAGAAAATCAACCAGGTCATCACCAGCATCGGGGGCCGAATCGGCTTGTCCATCCAGCATATGAAGTGCTTTCAAAAACCCACTTTCCTTTGCACCAAAAGCGGGGAGGCATGTCTCTCGACAGAGGCCGGGTATGGCAGGTGCCTGCCGGTTAACCTATCGCGCGCAAGGCCCTCTTGATCTTTCCTTCGGAGCGCGCGCCGTCAATGTCAATCTTTGCGTTTGCCAGCTTCCCGGCTTCAAACATGCCGCGAAGCGTGGCCTCTACCTTGTCGGTCAGCTTGGCCGCTTGCAGTAGCAGCATCTGGCCCTCACGGTCGCGGATTGGGCAGGCCTTCCACTGGCGTGTCACGTCCTCACGCATCAGGCGCAAGGCCTCGTTGAAGGCTGGGTTGTCCAGCACTTGAGCGGCGTGGACGCCCATATTTGATTTTTCTTGTTCGCTCATGCCGGGAATCCTTGGTTCATCGGGTCAGGCGCTGGCTGCGTCATGGCATTGGCAAGATCGCCGGCAATCTTTGTGTCGCTGGCAATCTGCGCCGTGTCCCGCCGTGCGCCAGCCGCAATCTCGGCAACAATAATCCGCGTCTGGTTGTCTTGGTCGGTCTTGTAACGCTCTTGATCCAACTTCGCCAGTTCAATCTGATAGTCGTATTGCGCCTGCTGGCCCTGGCGTTCGGCGTCTCGGGCATCGTTTGCAGCCTGCAGCTCCAGATTCGCCCGGACCTCTTGCAGCTTGGCGTCGGCTTCCATTTGGAGCTTTTGCATATCCTGCTGCGATTGAGCCTGGAACTTTTGCACATCGGCCTGGGCGTTGATCTTGGCAACTTCAACCTGGGGTTGCGGCTGGGGTTGCGGCTGGGGGAATTGCGCGTCTGGGCCGGGGTCTTTCAGGAATTCGCCCACGTTCTTAAAGCCTGACAGTTGAATCAGCTTGGCGTTTGCTGCGTACACCTGTTGCGGCCCCACGAACATCGGACCTGCAGGGGTTGCCATCACCTGGCCTTGGCGGGCAATGATGCCGTTCAAACCCGCAATCTGCTTTTCGGTGTCGCCCGTGCCAAGGCCTACGTTGGCCGTCATGTCGTAAGCGTCGGACCACTCGTTGGGGTCAATGCTGACAAACTCGCCGCGCAGCTTGTAGGCCACTGGCTCCATGTCGCCTTCGGTCATCAGGCGCAGAATGCCCCGGAATATCGGCTTCACAACCGTTTCAGCCATGATGCGGGCGATCAGCTTGATGCGCGCCTTGGCTGCGTTGGAGGTAAGCTGCACCTCAGTAGCCGACCTGTCCATGCGCAGGCTGTTGGGATCCATGCCCGTTGCCATCTTGGACACGCCTGTGCGCTTCTCGCCCATACCTTCCACGTACTCAAGCAGGGGCAGCATCTGATTGCCCACAAACTGCGTCGGCTCAAGGCCAATCGCGCCTTGCTGGTTCTGGCGCAGGATCACACCTGGGCGGTTGTCCAACAGGTCGTCCACGTTTGCCAGTGGAGCGCCATCGCTGTTGACCAGCACGGTTTTACGTGGGTTGTTGGCAAGGGCTGCATTATTCACCACGCCGCGCGTCAGCTCGGTCTTAAGCATCTGCAGATCAGACATGATTTCAGCAACACTCATGCCGTCCCAGCGATGCTGCACCAAAATCGGCGAGCCGGTAGCTATTGGGACTTCATCGCATTCGTCGTTACTCAGGATGCGCTCGGCTAGACGGCACACCTGGCGGCGCTCAGCAATGCCGTCACCGTCATAGTCCACCAGCACCCATTCCATGCGGAGGAAGCCTTTTGTTCGGCTTTCGTCCTCGGTGTCGATTTCCAATGTATTCGGCACGTCATCTGCAATGCCACGGCGCGCACGGCGCTCGTCTTGCGATTCAATAGGGTTCGGCTCATCACTGGCCGCAAGGTCTGCAGCGGTAACGTCCTTAAAACCCATCTGTTTGAGGTCGGACAGCGAGACTTCCAGAATGCGCGCCACATAAGGGCACTCATCGAGCATCGGAGAAGTCCAATCGCGCTGGACAAGCAAGCTATCGGGGTCAAACGCCTCTACCCGAACAACTCGCTTCTCCGTCGGGCGACTGATGATGGCGTTGATGGCCGTCATCATCATGGGCTGACCATCAGGACCGATTGCAGGCAGACCCGTCGCGGGGTCAACCATTGGCTGCGGCACTTCCTCAGCGCTGGCAAGCTTGTCGCCATCCTGCATGATCATCGCCAGCAACTCTGCGGAGGCGCCACGAACCGGAATCTTATTGTTCTTACGAATCGTCTCTTTGCGCCAGTGAACAGCGCAATTCTTGCTCAGCAGCGCGTCCTTGAACGCCGTGTAAAGCGTCAGAAAGCCGTTGTTCTGCTTGTAGAAGATGTAATTACAGGTGTCGGTTGCCTGCTGCGCACCCTTGGCGTCCGCCGCCTGGGTCGGCTCAAACTCAACGGCGTTATCGGTGCTGACAAACATGTCCAGCAGTTCTGGCAAGATCCATTCAACCGTGTCTTGCACCTCAGACGTGACGATGGACGACCAGCCTTCTTCCTCGTTGCCGTAGGGCTGGCGGTAGTACTCCTTTTGCGACTCCCGGCGCTCTGGCGCGAGTGTCCCCCAAACGAATTGGGCAGAGTTGTCTTCCAGCTCCTGCAGCATGCTCAGGAGTGACTTGTCTTCCATTTTTGCCACGGTTTACCGCTTCTTGGTGTAGGTGCGCTTGGCGACGGGCTCAGCCGCATCGGCAACCGACGCACGCACTTCCACATGGTTCGCTGTCACCATGTTGGACGGCGCTTCAATCGGAGCAGTGGCCACAACGCCCGCCGCGTCCTCGATGGGCGATGTTTTGGGGAACGGCGGCACACCTACGCGCTGCGAGCCGTCCGGGTAGGTATGGGTGATGCTCTTTGGTGCTTCGTCTGACATGTCTTGTCCTCTCGGGTTAAGCGATCATTCGTTTTTTGTAGGCGATGGGCTGCAACTTGCCCGCGTTGCCCATTTCCTCAACAGCCATAGCGGCATAGCGGAACATGTCCGCACCGTGGCTGTATTCGTCGTGTAAAGGCCCAGCAGGCTCACGCGTGGCCTGGTTGATTGCTCGCTGGTAGCGCTTTAAGCACTCCTGCAGACGTTTGGTCTTCTCGTCGTCCATATAGACGCGGGGGAACATCATCCTTGCGGCTTTAATTCCCTCTTCCACGTCTAGCTGTGGCAATACCTGCACATTGCGTCCCATCGCCTGCAATGCTTCCTCTGTGCTTTTGCCTGTCTGCGTGTTTCTCGCCCTGCCGTCATGCGGAATAAAGTCCGTGCCCCAGCGGTAGGGGTTCTTCTCAATCTGCGCGATGTAGCTGTCTAGCGTCCGGTGGCTGTCTTCGATATAGCCGATGCAGCGGACCTCAGCGCTTTGCCGTTGCCACAGCCCAATGGTCATGGCGTCATTCCAGCCCAAGTCCCAGACTGTGTGGACTTTCAACAGCGGGTCATACGGCACTGGCCGGACCCGCTTTTCCTCGATCATCCGCACGACCTCATGGCGGTAGATAGCGCCCTCAGCCACTCGTTTTGGCTGGCCTTCCCAGATATTCTGGTAATTCTCTGGGTCGCGGTTCAGCGTGTCCTGGCGCTCCTTCTCAAGCACCGAAGGAAACCATGGGTTGTCCTTCCAGTTCATTTGCACCACAAAGGCGTATTCTGACTCTTCCGGCCTACCCAGAACAAACCGTTTGTAGGTTTCGTCCGTTTCCATGTCTGGATTGAGCGTGATCCAGATCTCCGAGCCATCCTTGCGAATCGTGGGCGTCAGCACGTCCCAACTTCGCTTGGTGACAACCTGCGCCTCCTCGGGCCAGACAATATCAACACCTTCGAAAGACTTGATTGACTCAACCGTGTGCTGCGCCAGGCCAGCGAACAGAAACAATGTCCCGTTCTTGCCGCGTATCTCAGTCTCAAACACGTCATAAAAGGCCCCGAGGCCCATTGCCTGTATCTGGTCAACCAGCAGGCGGTGAACCGAGTCCTTGATTGATTTTTGAATCTCTCGGGCGCAAAGGATGCGCAACGGCTTTTGAGCGCCAATAATCAACAAAGCGCGGGCAACAGCCCACGACTTCCCAGAACCTCGCCCGCCGTGCAGGACCTTTAGCCGCTTGGGCTTGAACAGGCATTGCAGCTTGGCGGGAAACTCGACGTTCATTGCCCTACGAACTTGACGGTCAGGCTTTGTTCGATTGGCGGCAAGTCATCAGCACCACCAAGCGCCAGCTTGTCGCCGTAAACCTTGGGTCGGAGCTTCCCAGCCATCCATTTGCGCGAGTCAACCCGCAACCGCGAGCGGGCGATTACGTCATGGTCTGTCCGGACATTGCCGTCGTCGTCCGTGTAGGTGTCGTTTTGCCCGTTGTCAGCAATCTCAAGAATCTCGTCAAACAGCACATCAGCTTGGATTTCCCTCGCGCGCGCGTATTGGTCCGCGAAGTCTTTGTTCTGCGACAACCACTTAAAAACCGAAGATTTGGCTGGCATCGCGTCATCGGCGCAGATTGCCCTCAAGCTCTCACCATCGGCGATGCGCTCACATATGGCGCTGACAACCTCCTGGTTGTAATCTGTTGGTCTTCCCATGATCTTTCCGACTCCTTGCGGTTGGTCGTCCTTGGTTGTTAAAGCCCATCGGATTTACCTTGCGGCTGGGCTAACCGTTCGCGCTACTCCTGATGACGGGAGCGCATTCGCTAGGGATAACGCCAGCTTTGCCCGGTGGCGTCCGCATCAGGTTTGCGGTCATGACGGGGATGTAAAAATGCCGCTGCAGGATGGTCCTTACAGCGGCGAAGGTGGGCGATGTGCCCTACCAAGGAGAGTTAGGTGCGGGCGCGGTCCTAGGCTAATCAAAGCTGTTGGGTGTTGGACCGGCCCGACTTAAACGAAAAAACCGCCTCCGGGGCGGTTTAAACAAATTCTGGAGGCGACTATTCACTGAGGTCTACCGCGCGGTACGAATCCGCTTGGGCGTCAATCTCGCGTGCAATTATGCCACAGCCATTTATCTTTGCAACCTTTTTTTGATGCTTTGTTGGGCCCGGCTCACACAATCATCAAGATAATTCGCCAGCCGGCGCCCCGCCTGACCGTGGAACAGTTTGGCCTCACCGGTGCCGCCGCACGCCTTGCACGCCTTGTTTGACAGTGCGGGCGTGCCGGGAATCGTCTGGTACTGGCGCCCATGGCAGACCCGGCAGGACTTGGCCAGCCACCAAGCGATAACGGCGGTGGCCACCTCGCCCGGGTGTTCCATATCCCACAGCGCCGCTTGGTGGGTGATCTGCTCATGCACCGCGGGCAGGGTTTTCAGGCCGATCTGCAGCAACCGCACATCCGTGGCGCTCGGGATGCCGGGCGGAATGCTGCTGCCGTCGTACTCGGTGTGCAGGCGCATCAGGGCGGCGCCCAGGCGGGACGGGCTCCAGCCGACGGCGATCAGCAGGCCGGCCGCGCCGGTGGGGCTGTCCTCCCTCACCTCCATGCGCAGGTTTGAGCTGGTCACGGCGCCGGAGTAGCTTTCCTCGATACCGGGTTTGTCGGTGGTTTCTGTTGCCATGTTCCGTCCTTTTAGTTGTTCAGGGTGCTATCGCGTAAATACCCGGCTTCTTTGACTTATCCAGCGTCAGGAGTCCATGCTTCA